ATTTATCTAACGGAATTGTTTTCTTTTTATTATTTAAATTATTAAAATTTATGTCGCATTTTTTCCAAATTTCGGAAGGAATCCAAACGTTATCACCATCTACCCACATGTTTAATGATTTGGTTTTGAAATTGGGTATTTTAGAAGGTTGATTTTGCGCTTTTATATATTCCCTGCGCATGAAATCTAAAAGTGTTGTGTTGTATTGCTGGTTTGGATTTGCCTTTTCCCAATTGGTTTCGTCTTCCCAATCATCGTTTTCATCCATCTGGTGAATCATGATGAATGTATGATCGTCTTGATTCAATCCGTTAAGAATATCCTTATACGAATCTTCGGCTAATTTACATGCTGATTTTAAGTTAAAACCTGCTGTAGTTATGATATAAACTAACGGATTATCTCGCGCACCCATTGCAGATTCTAAAACTTCGCGAACGGTATCGTCTTTATGCGCATGGTATTCATCAACAAAAGCTACGGATGGATTTAAACCATCAAGCGTTTTTGAATCGCCACCAAGAAACCGAAAAACACCAGTTGTAGAATTAAAACGGATTTCTCTTTGGGTATTTTTAAAACCTAATGCGCGTAATTTTACGGATTTTTCTACAAAGGCAAAAGCTTGTTCCCATAATGTTTTTGCTTGCGCTTCTTTGGTTGCGCCAACGTATATTTCTGGTCCTTCTTCTCCATCCATAGCTTCACAAAATAATCCTAATGCTGCTAATTGGGTTGTTTTCCCATTTTTACGTGCCACGGCTTCGTACACAAAGTTTATACGGCGCAAACCAGTATCACTTCTTAGCCAACCAAAAATGTTGTAAATAGTGAATTGTTGGTATGGCGAAAGTATAAATGGCATTCGTAATTTTGCTAATGGTCCTTTGGTGTGTTGGCAAAACCGCGGAATCCAATTAATTACATACATGCCTTTTTTGTGGTCTAAGATGTAGCCATCATTTTCGGCATTTTTTATCCAAGTAAAAAAGCGTTCGACTGCTAGTTTTACAAATTTTCCTGAAACTATTTTTCCTGTACGTACATTTTGTGCATATTGAAATGGAACGGATGATAGCATTTCTACTGTTGGCTTCATATTTTTAGATGTTATCTATTACGAATTTTACTTGAAATAATTCTATTATGGTCCGGTGTTTTTTCACACCATTGTAACTCATGCTGTTTTCTTTGGCATAACTAGGTATTGTTTGCAGATTTAGGTAGGTTCCGGCTAGTTCAATAAGTTGCACTAGGCAGTCGTTATCTATCTGGCCGCAAAGAAATTTTTGCTCTACGTAATTAACTATGATTGTATTGTTTTCAAGTGTTGCCATGTGGTTCAATTTTTTGAATTGCGTATAGTAAGGAGTTATAAGCAACCTTTGACAGACATTCGTATTTCATCTAATCTTTCTTTACGATACCTTTCAAATTGTTTTATTTGTTCGGGTGTTGAGTTTGGTGGGTATGGAATATGTTTCCATTCACCCATTCCTAAAATTGCATGACACCTACTACATCTATGAGTATGTATAGAGCATTCTGTTTCGTGCAAAAATGGTTCTGGAATATGTCCATTGCTAAAAATAGTTGGACAAATAAATTTTCTTTTAAACCAGAAAGTAAGGCTGCTTATAACATCACCTATATTCAATTGCGGTTTTTGTGGTTTATTTGAGTTCATAGTTTCTAATTTATTTTTGTGGTTTATTCAAGTTTTTTGCTTCGTAAGTCCGCAACTAAATATAGCTGCAAAACGTTATAAGCCATTTTACCAATCGGTGTATAAATCATACTTACAACATATTTTATGTATTTCTGGAATTGAACGAAAAACATAAGTTTCTCCATCTTGTTTGTTGAATTGTTTTAAATATCCATTACCTTTTACTATTTTATAATTGTTTTGTTTGGCTAAAACTAAAGCTCTTTTTTCTAAAAAAGTAAGTTTTAAATTATCGCAAAACTGATTAAAAGAACCACCTTCTAAAATAGCTTCACAACCATTACAATGGTAATCTTTTTGTGATTTTTTAATATTGATTTCTGAAATAACTATTGGCATAATTTTAAGTTTATGGTTAATTAAAAACGGCTTATAACCGCGGTTTTATTCAATTGCGAATTTTTAGTTAAATCACGTTCACGTATCGCATTACGTTTAGTGGTAGCGGAAAAATCTCGGTTACGAACTTCGCAAATAAATAAAGCCGCAATCCGTTAGGAGCAACCGACTATATGACTTAAATATTTGGCGCACCTTTTAGGCATTCAGCACATTGAAAAATACAATTTTTTCGATGATGATTTTCTACAAAAACTCGATTTTTACAGTAGAAAGTTCGATTTGTCTTTTTTAATTCTAACAAAATAATATCTAATGCTTCAGTAAGTTTTTTAGGCTCGTGAATCATATCCTCTCTTTTACCTAATCGCCATTCTTGATGATATTCTAATATTTCAATCGCAGTTTTTAATTCCATAATCTTAAAGTTTTACGTGGTATGCCACTAACACTAGTTTTGTACTATTACGGCAGTTGTGGTTAATTTATATTTATTTTGCCAATAGGCGTATTGTTTTTGTTTGAAAATTATCGTTTCACTAATCCGCAAAAGTCACAAATCGAGTAAAAGTTAGGATCAACCGCCTAATATAGTGGTAATTTTATGGTTTCAATTATTTTATAATAACCAAGATTTAATTTCCAAAACTCCCTTTGTAGTCTATCCTCATTAATATTTTCTTTCTGAACCCAACTTGTTAATAAAATTTTACCATCGTTTTCAAGACCAAAACAATCACAATTAAATTGTGGCATATCATTTTCGCAATATATTTTCACCCAACCATTATTATTTTCAATTTTAAATAATTCTTCTGGTCTAAAACTAACTCCAGAATCATGTCCTTTTAATATTTTAGAGTTTCCAGATACGTGTTTACTCCACCCGTTTATGCTTACGTATATTTCTATATCAGATTTTGAATAACCTAATTTAAGGTACGCTTCTTTTATTATTTCTTCTTTTGTCATTTGATTATTTTTAAAAATTAGTATTGTGTGGTATGCTCCTAACACGTGTTTTTCGAGATTGTGAAATATGTAGTAAGTTCAAATTTATTAGTTCGCAAGGCGTTTATCTTAACCGAAAAAACTCGTTTACGAAGTTCACAACCTCGCAAAGCACCAATCCGTTAGCAAACATTGTTACTATTCGTTATCATTTACGTTTATATGCTTAACTAAAGCAGTTAATTTATCAGCATTAGCTGTAATTCCATTTAATTTTTTTTGATGAAGTTGCAAGTCCGTAATTAAACTTTCAAGCATATAAGGACTTACAATTAGTCTAACTTCTGAACACTTAACCTCTTGTTTAATTCCTTTTGGAGTTAATTTATATTCTTTTCCATCCGCATAAATTATAATTAATTCCATCATTGGTTTTAATACAAATTCTTTGTCATTTTCTTCTTGTGTGTAGTGTGTGTTTGAACGCACTGATAAAATTTGTTTCATAATTGCATTTTGTTTTAAATTCACACAACGATTTGCTAACCGCGGTTATACAATAGTTGGGTTAATTGTTTAATTTAATAATTGTTTTGTACTTGGTTTAATATTTAATAAATCGAAAGTTGGTTTGAGCTTTTCCCAACCATCGTATAGCCGCCATCCGTCCGTTAGAGGTAATTATTACCAATTGTATTTTTCTAAATTTCCATTGTCAATAACAAAATCAGATTTTGATAATTTTAAATTGATTATTTCTTTTTCTTTAAATACACTCATAATTTAATTTTTAAATTATTTACATTATAATTTGTACCGACACCTTTTTTTAGCACTTATCCAATCAATAGATTTATCTTTGTTAAGGAAATGATTTTTATCTTGTTAAAAATAGCTGCAGAAATATTATAGTTCAATTAGCATAAATTTTAAATACCTAATTTTAAAAAATACTTATGAAAAAATCTACTTCAATTGTTAGAGTACTTACTGTTTGTGGACATTTAAGCAAACCAGAAGAAATGTATTATCAAATTGATTTTATGACTTTTGAAAAAGCTTTATCTAAAATTAATCCGGGTTATACTTTTGTTGGAGAAAAAATTGAACTTTATCCTTACAAATGGTATGATTTACGTTACCTATATGAAATACCTGCCTATTGGTTACTTTTAAAATATTATAAAAATTCAGAAATTAGATACACTAAAAAAAAGCATCAAAATATTTCTTTTTTTGTTCTTGCGGCCGAAATTTTACCATTATTAATTTCAATTTTAAAACCACTAGTATTTTAACTGGACTGCTGCATCTTTTCTAGTTCCCAAAGTGAATATTGATTTACGGGACCAGAAGTTTCATTAAGCTTCATGCGATCTTTGAAACTAAATCCAAAATGTTTGGAATAATTATCAATTTCTTTAAGCATTTTTTCGCGCAATGTTACATGACCAGAAACATTGGATGCACCAGAAGTAAAGGTTTGCACTAACCCACCATTATATCCTTTTTCTGCAATTTTTGATTCGGCTTCAAGCAAATAGGTAACGCTTCTAGATAATTGATGCAAGTGAAGCAAATCTGGAGCGGTTAATTTATTGCTATCTACTAGCAATTGACCGTAATAGTTATACCAATAATTCTGATCTTTTGTAAGATTCATTTTTTTCATTGGTGATGGCAATTTTTTAAGGATTGGATAAAGATTTTTATTTTGTGAATTTCCTTCTCCCACTACAACCGATAAATGACTATTATTTTTCATAATTAACTAATTTAAAAACATTTAACCCCCCTTACCTATTTATTTTACTTAGTAAAATCCTAAT